TTTATTTAATTCATTTAATTCATTGTATGACATATTTTAATTTACATTCATATGTTTATATTGATTAATATATTTATTTACATTATCTAAGTAAAATAACTACTCTCTATTTCTTTCTGACTGTGTTCTATTTTATCTAATTTTACTTCTTGGGTATCTATATATTTACAGTAATTCTTTAACTCATCCAATATATTTGATGAAACTTCTGTTAAATTTATAAAAACTCCATTCTTATTTTCATTCAGATTATCCATACTCTTTTTCAATATTTTTAATATTGTAATATGGTGTTCTTTTGACAAAGTTTCTATTTTACTTTTCAAGTTTTCAAGCTCGACAATATCAATAATATTTTCGTTCATTAAATAAAATTACATTATCTATTTAAATACCTTAATTTTATTAATTATATAATGTACCGATCTTCTGGCAATGGGGACATTTACAATATTTCGCAGTATTTCTATACTCTTCTTCACAATGAGCATGTAATATCATAGGACAACAATTACATCTTATAATATCTATACTACTTACCTCATCCCAACAGATTAAACATGTTTTGGTTGAATCATCTATTTCGGTGTCAATTATACCTGAAAATCTATTTCCCATAATATAATTTATATAATTTATATAATTTATATTCATATTGTTATTCATATTGTTATTCATATTGTTATTTACGCAGAACATGATTCACATATATCGTTGTCATTATTTATAGCTTTCGTAGGGTCTATTGTAAATTGCTGTGCTTGATGCTTTGCTTTTCTTCTTAAATAATAAATACCGGTCTTTAGTCCTTTCTTCCATGAATACATATGCATACTAGTTAATTTATTATTAGTTGGCTCTTCCATCCATAAATTTAAACTTTGGCTTTGACATATATAAGCACCTCTATCAGCAGCCATATCTATAATATCTTTCATTTTCATTTCCCATACTATTTTATATTTTTCTTTTATTTCATTTGGTATTTGTATAAAGTGTTGAATACTTCCTTTGTTTTCTATTATGCTATTTTTTATTGACTCATTCCAAAAACCTAATCTTGTTAATTCTTCTTGTAGATATCTATTTACTACCAAAAATTCACCAGCAAGTGTTCTTCTACTATATATATTACTTGTTAATGGTTCAAAACATTCATTATTCCCCAATATTTGGGCGGTAGATGCTGTTGGCATCGGGGCAACTAAAAGAGAATTTCTTATTCCATATTTTGTTATACTTTTCTTTAATTTATTCCAGTCATATCTATATGATGGTTTTACATCCCACATATCATATTGTAATATTCCTTTATGTGCAGGGGAATTTTCAAAACTACTATATGCTCCACAAAATGTTTTTTTATTATTTACATTTTTTTCTTCATATTTATTTACATATTCTATTTCAGTTTCATCATGTGTTTTATTATTTTTAATTATCATTTTATAACGGTGAATTGCAATTTCATTTGATGCTTCTAAACTTGCATGATAAATTGTTTCAAATATTTGTTTATTTATTTCTTTTGATTCAGGAGATGTAAATGGTAGTCCTAACATTATTAATGCATCTGCTAATCCTTGAACCCCTATTCCAATTGGTCTATGTTTCATATTACTTATTTTTGTTTTTTCTGTTGGGTAAAAATTTATATTTATTACATTATCTAAATTTTTGGTTATTACTTTTGTTACTTCATGTAACTTATCAAAATCAAACATTTTATCTGCCTTATCTACCATCGATGATAATGATATACTTGCTAAATTGCAAACTGCTGTTTCATTTTCATCGCTATATTCTACTATTTCTGTACAAAGATTAGATGATTTTATTGTACCTAAATTTTTTTGGTTCGACTTTTTATTACACGCATCTTTATATAACAAATATGGCGTACCAGTTTCCATTTGACTATCCATTATATGCAACCAAAGTTCTCTAGCATTTACTATTTTACGATGTCTATTTTCACTTATATATTTATTATATAATGTTTCAAATTCATCTCCATAACATTCTGATAATCCAGGGCATTCATGCGGACACATTAAAGCCCACTCTTCATTCTTTTCAACCTTTTCCATAAACAGATCTGGTATCCATAATGCATAAAATAAATCACGAGCTTTCATTTCTTCATCTCCTTGATTGCGTCTCATATCTAAAAATAAATCTATATCTGCATGCCAGGGTTCGATGTAAATTGCAAAACTACCATTTCTTTTTCCACCACCTTGATCGACATAACGTGCTGTATTGTTAAACACTCTTAACATCGGTACTATTCCATTAGATGTGCCATTTGTTCCTCTAATATGACTTCCTGATGCTCTTACATTATGAATATGTAATCCAATACCACCAGCCCATTTAGATATATTTGCACAATCTTTTAATGTATTATAAATACCATCTATGCTATCACTTTCCATAGATATCAAATAACAAGAACTTAATTGTTGTCTTGGAGTTCCAGCATTAAATAATGTAGGTGTAGCATGTGTAAAATATTTATTAGACATCATATCATATGTTTCAAAAGCACGTTCTATATTATTAGGATGTATTGAAAGGGCTACTCTCATCCACATATGTTGTGGTCGTTCCACTATTTTGTTATTTATTCTTAATAGGTACGCACGTTCTAATGTTTTAAATCCAAAATAGTCAAAAAGATAGTCTCTTTCGTAGTTTATCCTTTCTTCAATTTTTTCAGAATAAATTACAACCGTTTTATAATAATCTTCTGAAACAATTGGTGAATGATTTCCATGAATATCACGAAAACTCCATAACATATCTACTGCTTTTAATATAGTATCTGGTGTATTTTTTTCATGATTTGAAACTGCAATTTGGCTCGCCAATATTCCATAATCCGAAGATACGGTTGTCATCGAAGCACACTGCTCACATGTTAATTCATCTATTTTAGAGGTTTCAATACCATTATATAATTGATCAATTATTTTCATTACTAGGGCAGAATATTTTACATCTTTTAAACTTGTCTCTTCAACTATTTTTCTTACACGAACTAAAATTTTATCAAATGATATCGCTTCCATATTACCTGACCTTTTTTTAACAAATAAATCTTCTTGATTAAATCCAGACATAATATAAATATATATATAGATTTAAGCCTTTTTTGAAATTAATATTTTTAAAAGTTTTTATATTTATATATTTTATATGTTAAGCAAACTTCTTAAGAATAATACAGTTAAATCATTATTATACATCGCTATAATATGCGTTATTGTACAAATTATAACTTCCATGTTTTTTAAAATTAATGAAAATTTTGATATCTATGAATCACCTCTTGCACCATCTGTATATCCAGATACGTTATTATTAGAAGATACATATAATGTAAATAAATCTCTTAAGAGTAAAAATATGCCTGGAGATTATTTACACATTAAACGAAATGAAAATACTAAGGATTTTTCTACACCCGATAATGGTATGTGTGCTCCAATGGATGTTTGTGGGTTGTACGCAAATAAAAAATAATCACTCAATATATGAAGAACAAAGAATTATTCAACCTTGTTGGTGTTATATTTATTTATTTAGCTGTTTTTGGGCTAGATTACTATATTGTTAATACCCTTCATATTGAAAGTATATCCTATCTTGCGTACTATATGTTTTTATTAATAATTGGAATCTATTTCGTCTTTTATAAAAATTAATATAAATATAATATATGTCATTTGAAAGTACTAAAACAAATAGATCACACTCTCCTATTACTAATGATATTATGAATGATTTATTAAAGGAACAGAGAATAACCACTCCTACACGTAATAAATTGCCAAAGGAAAAAGATTTAACACCTGTAAGTAAAGAACTGAAACCTCTGAAAGATACTATGAGAAAAATAAGTAGTTTACAATTTCCAAATTTAGATAGTATTGATAGTCAGGATATTGCTAAAACCGATAGTACTTCTAGTACTATTTCAGAAGAAGAAATAAAACAGGGTGTTGAATTGTATGATAAAAATTTAAAAAACACAAAATTTAAAAATTTTCAAGAAAAAATGAATGATTTAAAAAAAAGAACAGCAGAAAGAGAAGAAAAGTATAAAACTATGTCAGAAGAAGAAGTAAAAAAGGCAGAAGATAAAAGGTCCAAAAAAAATATACTAAATTTTAAATTACAGAATTGGGTTAATAAGGGTCTTACAAAAAAACAAGAAAGAGGAGGAAGAAGAAATAAAAGAAAAACAAAGAGAAAAAGTAAGAAAAAAACGAAGAGAAAAGGTGGTTCAAAGAGAAGGAGAGGAGAAGGAGAGACACAGGAAGAGACAGAGGAAGAGAGAGAAGAAAGACTAGAAAGAAATAGAGAGAATTTTCGAAGGACTGATGAAATAGACGCACTAATAAACAGGGCTTACCGTATACCCGATGTAATAGAGTCAAGGGCCAGAATAAGAGAAAATTATAATATCACTAACGATAATATTGACCCGCATGCAGTTGATTCGATGGTTGTAGCGGATGAATTTCAGGGAGAACTCCAGCGTGCTATGGGAATTATGCAATCAGCAGACGCCAGAGAAGCAGCAGTGGTAGCAGAAGAAGGAAGACTTAGAGAAGAAAGATATGCGGAAGAAATAGAAAGGGCGAGAGAAAGGGCGAGTAAAAAAGGTGGAATGGGAAAATCTAAAAAGAAAAGAAAAACAAAAACAAATAACAAAAGAAAGAAGACACAAAAGAAGAAAATGAGAAAAAATAAAAAATCAAAGAGAAAAACAAGAAAATAAAAATAAGATAATAAAATAAATAATTAACTATTTTATTATCAAATAATTTATACACTACTTAAATTATCAAGTTCATTAATATTATCCATTCCATTAATTGTTTCATCAATACTTTCGGTTCGTACTTTAATTACCATATTTTGCGAAGTTTCAGGAACAGAAAACATATTAGATACTGTATCTTGTTGTGTTTCTTCATTCATATCCTTCATATCTACCAAGCATGTCTTTTTCTTTCTTTCTTTTGGAGCACGATGTCCATATCCATCTACCCTTTCTTTTAATATAATATTCCATACTTCAGTTATTTTTGGTATAGCATACGCAATCCAATCTTTATTTCTTAGTACTAAAATACAACTATAATGATCCAATTTATAATAAACTTGTTGTATAAAATTATCTTCACCATGTTTCGTTATCATATTATTTTTAAAAACGACATATTCTTCTTTGCTTGAATATAACGGTAAATATTCATAAATTGTATTTTCTTCTACTACAAACTGTAGAATTATACCTTTTAATTGACCCATAGTGGTTGAAGAAAATGTACCATCATTATTAAATTCTTCCTCGTTTGTATATTCTACAAATTTTGTTTCCAAGAAATCACATTCATTTAAATTACATACTTCCATTTGTAATTGCATTTGAATCCAATACATTTTCTTAGGATTACCTGTAATTGTTCGAGAAATTGGATTTTTAATTTCTAACATACGACCATGTCTATTTGATTTTTCTGAAACAACAATTCCATCGGGTGAAGCACCTATATAACTATATTTATCATGTTGAAGACAACCAAAATCTTCTATCTTGCAGTTATAGTAATTTTCATAAAACATAGCTGAAACTGGTTCATATTTTATACCCCATCCTAGAGCACCTCCAGTCGTTTGATTTGTTAATACAAGAGGCTTACATTTTTCATATACAATACTATTTAATGAAGCAGGCGTTTCAAATACTTTGCTAACTGAGCTAGCGGTAATCATATTATATCTTGTTGTATACCATTCATCTGTGCGCTGTTCAGGTTGTGGCTTATTTTTAACATGTTCTATTTTTGCATTTATTTTTTCAATATTAGGCATAAAACGAATAAATGTTTTATCATATGATCTCCTTGGAGAAATATGCGTATAAAACATCTTCTCCCCATAATGTACAATATATTCAAATACAATATCCTTAATATCTGATGAAATTTTGTTAAATTCACTTTGATATGGTTCTACTGTATCACAATGTACTTTCAACATAGATGTAACGTTTGTTCTCATAAAATCATCAAAATTATCTTCACATGTTAAATGAATACATTCACTATGTAAATTATTAAACATTTCTAGGCAAAATTCATGTAAATCATACTTAATATCATCATCCATATTTTTATAATATTTTTCTGCATTATCCTCCTCTAGTTCCATTTCATGTTGAAGTTTTTCTACTTCTTCATCTGTCATCGGGTTTAATAGATTCATAATCCCCTCCATAGTATATTTGTATTTAATTATTTATATGTATTTGAAATCAATTTTAACTGAATAAAAAATATTTTGTTAAAATTTAAACTAGAAAGAATGCATACACTAAATAACCTGTAAATATTGATTTTACTAAAACATCTCCCCAAAATAAATAGTTATTTATTTTTAAATCACCACAATTTTTCTTCCTTTTAACCGTTTTGGGTTTTCTAAAATAATCATCATCTTCATCATCATCTTCATCATCATCTTCATATAATGCTTCTAAAGGATTATATTCTGAATATTTTGGACGACTTCCATAGTAAAGGTCACTTGAATTTATTATTTTTTTTGGGAGAAGTTTATATGTTTTTTTCACACTTTCTACATCTGGATCTAATACTACAAATTGGTCCCATTCACACATGGTACTTGTCCTCATTACCTTCTTTTTATAATATTCATACAATATTATAAAATAATCAATTTTTTTTAATTAACTTCTTTCTTGTTTTCACGAGATTTATTTTTCTTTGTTTGAATTTTTGATTTTTTTGTTTTAGGTGCCAAATTCTTAGATGTTGATACTCTATCTTTATCTTGGCTTTTAATTGTAAAAATCTTCTTCTTTTTATCAAAAAATAAACCAGGAATATCTTTTATAAAACCATCATCTTTATTATAATTTATATCCTTTATTTTTGTGAATTTTTTCTGATCTAGTGCCTTAATTAAATAATTTTGTAAATTTTCTTTACTTATTTCAGAAAAACTATTTTCTTTTGAAAAACGGTCACAGAAAGTTCGTAACTTTTCTACTTTATGAGTTTTATTTAATTTATTCCAAGGTTGAGACTTATTTGTTTCTTTTTCCTTTTCAAGAAAATTATCTATCACATCCATCGCGCATGAATCTTTATCTTTTTCTGTACCACCGGTCGCATAATTATTATTTAAATAAATACTCTTATACTTTAATTCCTTATCTATACGATTTATCCTTTTTTGCTCCCTTTCTTCTTTTTTTTTCTTCTCGTCAACTATCTCATTTTTTTCTCCAGAACTATTATTAATAATTTTATTTCCTTCATCGGTAAACTCCATATATGTTTTATTGTTTTAATTTTAACTCATTTAAAAATTATATTTATATTATTGGTTATTTTTTGTTTTTTCTCTCTATCTTTATATTTATACTATATATGGATGACAATACTACTAAGGGAATAACTATAACAGGACAACACAATAAATATGGGATTAAACGTGCACAAAGAGAGAAACAGAAGGATACAAAACAAATTATTTATGATGAAAAAATACTATCATATAAAGAACAAATAAATTGTATTAATAAAATTTATCTTAACAACGATTTCGAAGAAAAAAAAATATATGAAAATGAGATTAAAAAGAAAATTACTAGTTACAAATCACAAGATGTTAAAAAAAAAAGATATGATGAAGACAAAATTATTGATTTTGATAATGTTATTGAAAAATTAGTAACATCTAAACTTAAATGTAAATATTGCAATAAAAAAATATTAATACTTACTAATAAATTCAGAGATAACGATCAATGGACACTAGAAAGAATAGATAATAATATTGGTCACAATACAGATAATGTTATTATCAGTTGTTTAGATTGTAATTTAAAACGAAGAAATAGCAATATGGATAATTTTGAATATACTAAAAAATTAAAAATAAATAAATGCCTGTAAATTATTTAAAAAATACACTAATAATATTATTATGTCCGGATCAGCATATACCACACAAAACGATTTACTTTTAACTAATTTAAAAGCCTTTTATAAAAACTCTGACTTTTTAGATGAAATGTTGGGTATTATAAATGGTGAATCAAAAATATCACTACGCATAGTCGATTGGTTTGCAACAAATTACGCTAAAAATTATTATACTGTATATGATATTAAAAAAGATAATGGCGAAGAAATGCGTTTTAAGGTCTATAATGATTACAAATTAAAGTTGAAAGCGTATAGTAAGAGAAGATTTGACCCATTTTGTCGTTGGGAAAGAATCACATTTCCATATAAAAATGGAACATCTATACAAACAACTATTGGACAACTCAATTTTTTTAAGTGGGCACTTGAAAATAAAGTTGTTGATTATATTCAAGATAATTATGAAACTATTGAAACAGATATGAATAATAGAAATAGCACTTCCAGAAAGAAGAATGTCACATTAAATGACAAAACAAAAACAAGAAAAAAGAGACAAGAATTATCTATTCTTGCATCCAAAAGTATTAAAAAAGAAGAAGTAGAAATTGTAGTAAAATTCAACTAATATTTATAAAAATTAATTTATTATTTATAAATATTTAATTTAATGTCTTCTGCGACCACGGCGTGTCTTTCTTGACTTTTTGGCCTTCTTGGATTTCTTGGCCTTCTTGGCCTTCTTGCTCTTGCGAGAACGTCTGCTTTTACGTCCACCACGAGCAGCTACTGGAGCAGGAGCAGCTACTGGAGCAGGAGCAGCATGAGGAGCAGGAGATCTCATAGCAGACATCTTATGGGCAGCAGCATTTTTCAACTCTGTTGCTTTATCCTTTATACCCATACTAGGTATCTCTCTTCCGAAAAATGATAAACCACCACGTCTGCGTCTGGTTGATGTCTTAGTGCGTCTATTATTTGACTTAGTCTTAGCCATTATATATTACAATAATAAAATAAATTATATTAACTCATATTATTATTTACTATTAAATAAATCTAAAAATTATAGTCCCTTAGGGAAACCTACTAAATTGGCACCAATACCGAAACCTGCACCAGAACGAGCAGATACTGCCATAGATGGAATATATGTATCAAGAATAGCGAATGTTGCAGCAGCGGTCAAAGCAATAAGTGCAATTTCCTCTAAATTCAACCCACGCTTAGCGTTAGGAATAGCAAAAGCAGCGATGGCTACCATCAAACCTTCAACAAGGTATTTAATAGCTCTTTTGATTAGCTCACTAATATCGAATGCCTCAAACATTATATAAAATAGATAGAGAAAAAATATTAATATAATTAATACTTAAAATTTATATTTATACTAAATATATATGCCTAGTTTTTCTAAACCTGCTAACAATCCCTTAGTTGATTTATTGGACGAAGATGAAAGAATTAGTGGTCAAAAGTTTTGTTGCATTTCTTTCTTATCTCCTGAGAATATTATTAAGAATAAAGATTTGTTTCTTTTTCAACAATTCCTAAAGAAGTTTGATTTTACAAAATCAATGGAAAAATATGAACAATTTTTACAATTTATTATCTTTAAATATAATCTTGAGCAAGAAACAATTACTAATGATTTTAAGTCATTTTTAGCAGAAGAAAAAAGCAATTTATTGAAAACAACTATTGAAGATGAATTCAAAAATTTCATCGATGCTAACGAAGAACATCTTGAACAGTCATTTAATGACCAACATTCCTTCAGAACAAGTGTTCGTGGTATTAAAGTTCGTGGTTCTTTTAACTCACAAGAAGAAGCAGAACAAAAATGCAAAATGTTGCGGGAAATTGACCCTAATCACGATATTTTTGTTGGTCCTGTTGGTACATGGATGCCGTGGGAACCGGAAGCATATAAAACAGGTAAGGTTGAACACTTGAATGATGAACTTAATAAGCTTATGCACGGTAAGGTAGAAAATGAAAAGAATGCTAAAGTTGAGTTCGAGAAAAGAATTCGTGAAGCAAAGGAAAAGGCCATGGAAGATAATGAAAAATTAGCTGAAAAGACAGGTAATGTACTTTCTCAAAGATTAGATGAGCAAGGAAATCTTGTTAATACTCTTTCAGTTGATTATGACTCTATTCCTAATAACGAAGTAATTATTCCCGAAGAGATGAAAGAAAAATCAGCTTCTCAAAATATGTCTGCAAATGTAAGACAGGAATTGTTTGAAAGTGCTAATATTACTAAACCACAAAGTCCCAGTAAATCTACACGTAAATCACCGAGTATTGATGAAATAACTATGACTGAAATTCCTAAATTAGATAAACAGGATTAAACTATTAATATATAAATTTCATAAAATTATATATTAATTTACTTTCTTTTCGATTTCTTAGATTTTCTTTTCGATTTCTTAGATTTTCTTTTCGATTTCTTGGATTTTCTTTTCGATTTCTTTGCCCTTCTCGTTTTTCGTTTTCCACCTTTAGGTCTGTCACCTAAAGGTCTTCCCATAGCAGCATAGTTATATTTGGTTCCTTTAGATTGATATTTTTCTAATTGTTCTCTTTCTTCTTTATCCGCAGCAGTCATTTCTGCGATAGGAAGTTTTTTTGGTGTTCCAGGAGGAGTATTACCTATATAACTTGGTGTATGTGGGGGGGTTCCAGGAGGTGATGGATTGCTTAATAAATCATCACCAAATTCTAAATCTTTTGGGTCATTCATAATATAACATGATATATTATTAATAAACATTTTCGGGTTACCATTATTCAAAAATAAATAGTAAATTATCGCTTTTTATTACTTTTTCTGGTTTTTCTTTTTTTATTATTTCTGTGTTTAGTTTTTCTTAATTTTCTATTACCACCTTTTTTACTTTTTGTTTTTATTTTTTTGAGAGATTTTCCTCCTGTAAAATCACTATTGGGATCAGGTAATAACATTCGTAAGTGACGAGGAGTATTATATGCATGATAAATCATTCCTAACAATCGAAAATCACCAGCACCAGACTGACTTAAAAAATGTTGTGCATTCAACACAACCAATCCCGTACCAAACTCTCCTGGCGCTACTTGACGTAAAATCTCTTGTAATCTTATATTTCTATCATTATCATTAGTAGCAACAGCAAGATTTAAGATATTATTTATTATTTCCATTTTTTCTCGAATATTATTTTCATCTGCAGGTGTTCGAGGTGTTCGTCGTTGCATTAGTGGTTGTAATGGTGGTATTTCTGGAGGAAGTCGTCCACCTTTTTTGCTACGTTTAGTTTTTCTTTTTTTATTACCTCTCTTTTTATTTGTTCTTCTTTTTCCCTTTTGTTTCTTACTCTTTTTATTTTTTTTCATGCTTCTTTTTCTTTTTGATTTTCGTTTCATACCACCCCAGTTAGATTTTTGACTATTCGGTTCTGGTATAGGTATCAAAGGAGATAATCTTTTTCCTTCTTTTGCTGCTTCTTTTATTTTTTCTTCATGATCATCCATTTCATCCGCAATATCCATAGCATAATCCTCTCTAAGTCTTATTTGTCCATTTGGCATACTAAACAATTTTCTTTTTCTTTCTTGTTCTTCTCCCTCTCTTTTATTTTTCTCTTCATCTGTTTCTGTAGGTGAAGTATGTCTTCGTTGCACTTCCTTTCTTAATGCTTTTGGATTATTAAATATGTTTTGTAATTCATCCTCGGAATCATCATTTCCACCTCTCATATAAATTCTTTCGAAAATAATTATTTAAATATAAAAGATAATAAACTATATGGGAAATGAAATATCTATAAGTAAAATAGGATACGAAGATGTTCAATACGCAATAAAAAATGGATATTTAATTATAAATACTTTACCCCTAAATAAACAATCGTGTTTAATTAAAAATACTATAAATTATAACGACGAAGAAAGAATTATAAATGAATTAATTAATAATGTAGATTCAAACGCATACATAATAATCTACGGGGAGAACACTTTAGACGAAACTACATATGATAAATGTAAAAAATTAATTCAATTTGGATTTTCAAATATTCATATTTACATCGGTGGGTTATTTGAATGGTTATTATTACAGGATATTTATGGGTTTGATAATTTCCCTACAAATGGTAGAGAAATGGATTTACTTAAATTTAGGACAAATTGTAGGATTAATAAAAAATATCTAACTTAATTTTTTTTTCTCCGCGTATTTTATAATGGCAAGAACCCGTAAAGTCCACCAATCCAAATCTAAAGTAAGCAAGAAAACCATGCGTGCTCGTGCTTCCCGTGCTAAGAGAGCCACCCGCAAGGCTATGGCTTTGGTAAAGAAGGCCCGTGTTGCTGATCGTCGTGCACGCAAGGCCGTGAGCGTTGCAAGCAAGGCTCGTTCTTCTGTCCACGCCAAGGCTTCCCGCAGATCCTGCAAAACCCGCAAGGCCCGCAAGCATTAAATTATTAATATATATGTTATAATCTAATAATATATTAATGACAACACGAAAAAATAATAAGAAAAATAAAAAATCCAATAAGTTTAGAAAAACCAAGAAAAGACAGAGAGGAGGTGTGTCAGAAGATCAAAAAGACAGAGATGAGACTATCATAAGACTTAGTTCATTTAACGATGAAGATGTCAGAAAAGTAATCGGTAACTTATATGAATTTCCTCGTAAAAAACTTGGCGGAAAAAGAAAAACGATAAAATCTAAGAAATCTCGCAGACGCACTCGCAAACGCACTCGCAAACACTAAATCTTTAATTAATATTTAATTTTATTACATTATATATTAATCTAATACCTTTTTTAAATTAAGCAATACTATATTATGAACCCAAAAACATAAATATTTGGGCATAAATTCATGTACAATTTCACAATCTTTTTTATCATTATTTTTATAATTACTAAAATTCATACGCGTACTATCACATATTATTATCATCGATGGTAACTTGTTCTTTAACTTTAATTCTTTAATAAAAATTAAAAAATTATCTATCCTTTTTAAAATATAATCCATTTCATTATATAATTCTGTTTCCTTCTTTTCTGATTCATTTTCGTCTTTTAATGCATAACCTAAATCAAGTATAGTTCTATAATGAGATATAGCATCATTACCTACATTACCATATGATGGACCCCCAAAACAAACAAAATAATCTAAGTCAATATTCAAAATATAATTATTAGATATATTATCTATTTTATTTTTAGCATATTTAATATTAGAAGTTGTAAATTGTACATCTAAATCAACACCATCTGTCATCTCCTTATCTACTTTTACTGTATATTTTGGACAAGTCCCCCCATAAAAATATGAATCATCTTCATTTAAAGCAATCTTTACATTTGAACTATTATATGGTTCAGTTACCCAATCAGGAGTTATCCAGAAAATACCATTATTTTTTTCGTATGGCAATAACATAGGAACAAGAACTCCTCCAATATCAGTTATTAAATCATGATAGTTATTAATTATATTTTTATCATTTTCTGGTTGTCTTTCAATATATTCTTTAAAAAAATTCTTATTATTTTTAATTGGGTTCATATCAGCATGTGTATCAACATGTACTATTGTACCAGGTAATGTTTTAAATGTTTTATATACATATTCTACTGCATGATGGTGTTTTGATACTTGATAAATTGGTATTTTATTAACTTCAATATATTTATTATCATTCATGTATTTATAATAAAATGTAATTCTATCATTTAATTCTTCCAATATTGGTATCTTAAATAAAAAAGTATCTATATATCCTAATCGTTGGAAAATATAGTCTAACTTATTTAAATTATTTTTTAAAATTTTATCTGATAACCTAACCCTTTCATGTATTTTTAATTCTGTTTTTCTAAGATAATTATCTATATCCAATATTTCACTTTCACAGTTTGATAAATATTTATAATAATCATCATCATCGAGTCCATTTATATAATTAAATACTACCTTTTTATCATTATAAATCGTTCTATATAAATCATCCTTATTTATAAGTTTTAAAATATATGTATCATCAAAGTATAAATAAATTAATCTTAAAATTAATATTATTAATATACCAATAAGTATTATTTTCAACATAACTTATTAATATTTAATTAATTAATAAGTTTAACTAATTATTAAAATTCATTTAAAAACAGATTATATATTTAGTTATGGATTTATCAAATAACGAAGTGAACAACTCTGATAATTCTGATAATTCTGATAACTCTGATAATTCGGATAATTCTGATAATTCTAATGAAGAAGTAAGAAATGAAGTAAGAAATGAAGTAAGAAATGAAGTAATAAATGTAAATCTTGAGGATAATTGGGAAAACAACACAAAGTTCATTACAGATACATTTAATAGATGTAAAGAAGATTTATATGATATTAATTGGTTAGATGATAAGCATGATAAACATAAATTTACAATTAGATCTATTATTATTATTTTATTAACTATTTGCCTTTCAACTATGTTTCATAGCTTAAGATTAGAAAGTCATGAAAGTAAGCTTCATAATATAAATAATGATTTTTCTCAATATAAAAAGATCTTAGATGAACATCATGAAAGTATTCATCAACTTTTAAAATTCAATTTTATAAAACAATCCGAAACATGTCAAGCTAAATTAAATATACCAACATATGTACCTACTCCTAACCCAAAGTAAATTGAAGATTCAAAACCAATTATTTAATATTTCTTTTACTATTTCTTCATCATATTTTGTGTATTTAGATGAAAATAGTATTATTCCACCTAATACAACTGCGTAGGAAGATATTAGTATTTCTCCTATATATTTATGTGGTATCATATATATATATATAAAATTGATTTATTTTTATATATATAAAATTGATTTATTTTTATATATATATTATTATTTAAAACATGTCATCCCCACTATTAATAGTTCAGGAAGTAATTCCTCGCAAATTACCGAATGAATTAGTATATATTATTTCATCATACTTGAGAAATGATATTGCTTATGAAGCAATAAAAGAATACTATTCCTATCTTTTCTATAAAAGAGATTTGTATAATGATTTTGTTTATGAAAATTACATAATGCCTAATTGTTATTGTAACCTTAGGAGGAGACATGAATGTAAGTATTGTTATTACCATGATTATACAGATAGGTATACCCCTCAAGATTTTAAATGCTGTATTATGGATAATCCACAATTTACAAAAATATTTTATGGTGAAAATACACCACATAGCGATTATAATGAAGATACTAGTTGTTCATATGATTATCATTATCAAAATAACGAAATTGACTGGTAACTAAATTGTAGGTATAAATGCCCAATCTAATTCATTACATATCTTTTTCCAAATATTATCTTGTTCTATTCTCTTTTCTCTATCTTTTAACATCGGAAAAAATGGAAGAAATTGATCTTGTCCAAGTAATTCACATAATTTATAAACTGTGTAATAGTAGTTTAAAAAATTAACTCTATCATCAGGACAATACTTAGCATAAGGCGATTGAATATCCATAAATAAATTACATAAAGTATCTTCTAACTCGGGCGTCATTACTGGAGGTTTTATTCCTATTATATCTTTAATAAATGGGATATGTTCATAATATTTATTATAACCCAATTTTTTTAGTATTTCTTTTGCTTTTGCATTTGATATACATGATGTTGTAATTCTTTCCTTTTTAATTTGATTTTTTATATCTTCAATTACTGTTTCTGGTATTTGGGTTGTTTCTTTTGCTTGAAATTGAGCTAATATTTCTCTAAAATGATTTATTCTTTTATACGCATAAAAACACACTTCTTTTGGAGGTTCCTTATATGACGGCTTTTCATTTTCTATTAAATATGGTTTATTCGTTGCGCATTTATTACATATTAAAATTCCTTCTTCCTCCATAGGTACTAATTCACCTTTATTGCATTTTTCACATATACTTGTTTGTACTACAAAATTATTTACATCTATTAATTCTGAATTCATACGACTTAAATATGAGTTCACTATATTTTTTGTTGTATCATCTGTTTCTGAATTGTTACTAGAATCAATCTTAAAAAAACTATTTAATTTCTTACTTTTATTATCACTCTTACCTATATTTTTCTTATTTTCAAAATATTTAAATACATCTTTAGCATTTTCTAATAGATATTCCTTCTTTTTATTTTTTATATTTTTAAGTTTTAATTTTATTTCTTTAATTTTATCTGATATTTCTAATTTCTCATCTATTGAATTATAATTTTTGGAATTCAATAATTCTTTTAAATAATTTACTTTATTTAACAAAACAGGATATTCTTCATTCTCTTCTTTATGTATTTCATTTAATATATCATTATGTTTACCATCTAATGTAATCGAACTTCTAAAATCAACTTGAATCTTTTTTGTTGTTTTAGGTTTGAAATTAGGCATATTATAGTATATCTGTTACTTTTATATTTATTTTTGCATTAAAAATTTACAATACTTTTCTATAAAAAATATATGGATAATATAATTGACGAAGAAAAACTTGCTAAAATAGTCTTTATTTATAATGCATTAGATAGTGGATGGACAATTACAAAAACTAATGATAATTATATATTTAAAAAAAAACACGGAGACCAAAAAGAAGTATTTGAAGACGCTTACCTTAAAACATTCATAAAATCAAATACAAATATTCAAAAATTTCTTACCAAGTAATAATTTAATTAAATTAATTAAACTATTTCTACAAATTTTTTTATCTTTAGCTATATTATAATATGGGTGGTGGTCTCATGCAACTCGTAGCCTATGGCGCACAAGACGTATATCTTACTGGTAATCCTCAGATTACCTTCTGGAAAGTTACTTATCGTAGATACACAAACTTCTCGATGGAATCCATCGAGCAAACCTTTAACGGCCAAGCTGATTTCGGTCGTCGTGTAACATGTACTATCACTAGAAATGGTGATCTCGCTTACCGCACTTATCTTCAGGTCACTCTTCCTGAGATTGGCCAAAGCGAAGCTAAATTTGCTCGTTGGTTAGATTTCCCTGGTGAGCAACTTATCGCTCAAGTTGAGGTTGAAATTGGTGGCCAACGTATTGACCGTCAATACGGTGACTGGATGCACATCTGGAACCAACTTACCATGACTTCTGAGCAACAACGCGGATACTACAAGATGATTGGTAATACCACTCAACTTACCTACATCACCGACCCTGACTTCGCTGACGTCGACGGTCCATGTGGAGGTTCTGATGCCCCCGCACAAGTATGTGCTCCTCGCAAAGCTCTTCCCGAGACAACTCTTTACGTACCATTCCAATTCTGGTACTGCCGCAACCCTGGTCTTGCCCTTCCTCTTATTGCCCTTCAATACCACGAGGTCAAGATCAACCTTGACATTCGCCCCATCGACGAATGCTTGTGGGCTGTTGATATGATTTCTAAGACAACCGGTAGTGCTCAATCCACATCTGCTTACAACCAATCCCTTGTAGCTGCTTCTCTTTATGTTGACTACATTTTCCTTGATACTGATGAGCGCCGCAGAATGGCCCAAAACCCTCATGAGTACCTCATCGAGCAACTCCAATTCACAGGTGATGAATCTGTCGGTTCTTCCTCCAACAAGATCCGTCTTAACTTCAACCACCCCTGTAAGGAGCTTATCTGGGTTGTCCAACCTGATGCCAACGTTGATTACTGTGCTTCTCTTCAAGGAGGTAATCTTCTTTACAGAGCTCTTGGTGCCCAACCTTTCAACTACACAGATGCCATCGATGCCCTTCCTAATGCTCTTCATGCATTCGGAGGTGATACTGCCATCTCTGGTGCTACTGGTTTCATCAACGCTTCTGGTCTTTTCCAAGACCCTGGAGCTCATGATATCACAGGAGCCAGCAACACCCCCTACGCCAACACCGAAAATGACGTTGCTGGTTACGGTGAATTTGGTGCCGCCGCCGGTGCTGGTATGGTCTCTGGTGTCTCCGATGCTGGTTCTTTCGTCCTTGCCGAGAGCTCCCTTGACATGCACTGCTGGGGTCTTAACCCTGTAGTTGTTGCCAAGCTTCAACTTAACGGCCAAGACCGTTTCTCTGAGCGTGAGGGTACTTACTTCGACCAAGTACAACCTTTCCAGGCCCACACACGTGCCCCTGATACCGGTATCAACGTTTACTCCTTCGCCCTTCGCCCCGAGGAGCACCAACCATCCGGTAGCTGCAACTTCTCCAGAATTGACAACGCTACTCTTCAACTTGTCCTTTCTAACGCTACCGTCAGCGGTACCAACACCGCCAAGGTTCGTGTCTATGCCACTAACTACAACGTCCTCCGTGTCATGAGTGGTATGGGTGGTCTTGCCTACTCCAATTAAGCAATCGGTTTTGCTTACTAGATTTTAAATCTTAAATAAATAATATTATTAATTAATTAATATTATTTATATATATATGGAAAAAAACTTATCAAACTTAAAAATCACACAAGAAAATCCTGAAAACTGTTATTCGTCTTATTCTAAAATAAAATTCGCTATTATTGATGATGAAGAGTTAGTTATCAAAATTTCCACACGTCAAGAATATTTTTCTAATGAATTAAAAGTATTACTTGCTTTAAATGATTGTGAAAATACTCCTACACTTAGATATTTTGATAAATTTAATAAAATACTTGCTATGGATTATGCAGGCCCATCTCTTCCATATTATATTAAACAAAATCCAGATTTTAATTTAATTAATTATGAAGAAGTTTTGTGTAACATAATATGGACTTTACATTATAGACTATGGTATTATCATAATGATTTGAAACCAAAAAATGTTTGTATAGACAAAAATGGTAAATTAACATTAATTGATTTTGAAAAAAGTTCACGTCACGAAAGAGAAAATAGATATATTTTTAGAGATCCTTCTGACCTGGGGTGGAAGTATTGTTATAGACCTGATGAAAATCATAAAAAAATAATTGAAATGTGCAACGAAAAATATAAAATCAGTAAACGAAAAATATAGTAACAATAAATAATATTATTAATTAATTAATATTATTTATATATATGAACGGTGGAGATAAATTTACAAATCAAATGAAAATTGCAAAAATTATTATTAGTAAATATGAAAAAGACTACTTCAACAATATTGATATATTAACGCCTATGAATATTTTTAATTTTAGTGAAAATTACGAGGAACAACCACAAGATTTCAAAGAAAAAATTGAAGAAGAAAGAAAGAAAATAAATAATATTTGTTGCTCCGATACAGATAAAAATCCAAAAATTAGAGTTTTGTCTTTAAAATTTCTTATTCTTGAAGAAATTGAAATAGTTGATAAAACTATTACAAAAATTGAAAATTACTTTGATAAAGACAATAAATTTACAAAAAAAGAAGGAGTTGAAGAAGATCCTGATATGGAAGAATTATTTAAAATGGGAACTGTTGAGGGATTTTATGAATATAATAAAATCATCAGAAATAATTTATTTAAAAGTGCTAGTGAAAAATTAGATGAAAATAATATTACTGACGAAGATAAAGACTTTATTAAAAAAGCTTTGATTGAACTAAAAAATCCAACAAAAACCGAAGAAAAAATTAAAAAACCTGAAGAAATTGCAAAAACTACTCCATTATCAATTATAACTGAAACACCAGAAGAAATTAAAGAAAAAGAAGAAAAACAAAAAGAAAATGATATTGTTAGTGACCCATTTGATTTAAATTCTTCTAATGAAGAACCTAGTACTAAAGGTGATTTTAATCCATTTGATGATGAAAAAGATGAAAAAGATGAAAAAGATGAAAAAAATGAAAAAAATGAAAAAAATGAAAAAAATGAAAAAAATGAAAAAAATAAAAGAGATTTAAAAATGAAAGAACCTTTCAAAAAATCACCCAAAGGATTTAAAGGTACTCCTGAACAATTAAGAATACAAATACAAGGGAAAATTTCCCAACTAAGCAAAGGTAACAATAAAGAACGGTATAAAGATAAAATAAAAAAATACAACGATATATTAAACGAAATAGATAATATAAAAAATACATCTGAAATTGATAAAATTTTACCTGATATTAATAAATATATACAAAATCAACCAACCCTTTCATTTGGTAAAGATTCAGGTAAATTAAAGGGTGGTACATATGATAATATTAAAAAAATTAAAAAAACAAAAAAGAAAGGTGGGAAAAGAACTAAAAAACGAACATTTAAAAGTAAATTATTAATGGACGTTTAATATTTATTTAAAAAAAATTGAATTAAAAATATCTTCATATTTATATTTAAAATAAATATGGAGAACGAACAACAAGTTTATACAAAACCAGAGCTTACCAGAACTGACGCCTGTTTCGGAGATAGACGTATGACGCTAGATGAGCTTCATATTCCAAAACCTCAACTTAGAAGACATGAACCATCATTAAATATATTTGAATTTAATGACAACAATCACAATAGTAATGAACCCAGTACCCTTCGTCGTGAAAGACCATCCGATTACGGAATGTTTCCACAATATTTTGAAGACGATGTACTTAGCTGGTTTAATACAATTTCTAATCAAAAAAAAGCACATTATATTAAATATTTGACAGATAGTATTGTTTGTGAAGATATCTATCCTCAGCATAAACAGCCACCTATACATCCACCTATACTAGAAAGAACTCAAACAGGTATCGCTCCTACTAACCCTTACTCACTTGAACATGAACCTAGACCAAATATTCGTTTGGGGGCATCCGCACCTAGACCAAATATTCGTTTGGGGGCATCCGCACCTAGACCAAATATTCCGTTGGGGGTACCTGCACCTTCAAACTCCGCTTTTAACCAACCATTTATGACGTCAGTATCATCTTCACTCGAAAACCGTTCTCATTCACCTGTGAATGTAGCTTCGGAGGTTGATATGGATGACGAATATTATAGTGATAATGACTTTCATAATGACGACCCCCTAGAACAATCATTTCGTCATCACGAATCAATTGAAATGGAAATTGCTGAAGATATGAATTAAAATTAAAATAAAGCTTTTAGATAGACAGATTTTATGTAAATTAATTAATTAACTTTTTTCTCCATATTTTGGACTTATCAAAAAAAAATTGATTTCAATAGAATAAATTAATTATATTTAAATTAAAAATGAATTCTTTGATTAATCAAGAAATACAAGATGCAATTAACAGACATACCAAAAATATTTGTTGCACTCTCGGTAATAAATATAACTTTGATGTACAAGAAGCCTTTGCCTATATTACAAACGACAGTTTCAATATTCATAATGAAAAATATAATGAAAAAGTGGATGTTTTTACTACTTCTGATGATATTCTTCATCGGGAAATTATTGGTAATAATAATGACAACGACAACACCGAAAAGAAAAAGAGAGGAAGACCTAAAAAAATTGTTGATGAAGTAAAGGAAGAAAAGCCTAAGAAAAAGAGAGGAAGACCTAAAAAGGAAAATAAAATCACTATTGTTACTGATACGGATGATGAAGAAATAACACAATCTATTAAACCATCAACTGAAGAACTTATTGCAGCATCAATTACTCCTAGTAATACACCTACAGCTAGTATGGAACTTATTGAAGACGAAATTTCTGATTCTGAAGAAATTAATGTAGATGAATGGTATTATAAAGGAGATAAATACCTAAAAGATGATAAAAATAATATATATTGCTCTGAAACACATAACAAAATCGGAAGATATTGTGTTAATGACGATACAATTATTACTAGTTAGAAATGTTTTATTTTAAAATAAATTAATTAATTATTTTTTATGTAAGTCTCAAAATATGTAAATATAGTTTCTTCATATGTATTTCAAGTGTAGATAGTTTCTTTTTATTTTCAATTGTTTTATACATGGTTGTATAATTTTTTAAAATATAAGGCAACACAGATTTAAAATATCCAATCACATAATAAGGGTACCTTTTATACTCACTACAAAATTCATTAAATGATGATGCTCCAATATATTCAACTACATGAAATGTACCATATTTGAAAATCCCACATTTTTGAAAAGTCATTATATGTTTTAAAATTCCGTATAATTGTGATCTTGGTGTATTTGTTGTAATATCATTATCTATTATAAATTTAATTTTTTTATAATAGATTGCCTTGAGAATCTTCATTCTTGTGTTTGGATCAACAAATGATAAAATGATATTTTGTAGTTCATATGGCAACGCTTTTGTATAATTATTATTATATATATCCCAATAATATCGATATTTTTCTACTTTTAATATTTCTTCATTTGTCAAATCCCCCTTTTTTTTTAGATTACTAATTTGTTTTAACATCTTTCGACATTTTCTTTCACTTGGAGTTACTTCATACATGTTGGTTTTATAAAAACACGTATTTATTTATTTTTCAAATCAATTTTAATTGAATAACTGTGTCTTAATTAGGTAGTTTATATATTAAATTATTCAAATAATGCTTCTACAAATTTTTTATGTATTTCTAGTGAGCTTTTATGTGCTACTCTATGAGGTCCAAATCCAGGGTCACCATTAACTTCTATTATTACTCCT